CAATCGTGAGAGTAAAACAGGCACAGCTTCTGAAAAGTACAACAAAGCATTCTGGAATCAGATGAGAAACCGCTCAACGCAGGAGGTCAGAAACATTCTCAGTGAGGGTGTTGACAGCGAGGGCGGTTTTCTTGTACCGGAAACCTTTGAAAACACACTTGTTCAGGCACTTGATGAAGAGCTTGTAATTCGTCAGCTTGCACATACATTTACAACAGCGTCAAACGCACACAAAATCCCTGTTGTTGCCACAAGAGGTAAGGCGATGTGGATTGAGGAGAACGGTGCAATCACCGACAGCGATACATCATTCGGTCAGAAAACAATCGGTGCGCATAAGCTGTGTGCTTTAATCAAGGTATCTGAAGAGCTTTTTTCGACTCTGCATTTGACCTTGAAAGCTACTTCAATCAGGAGTTTGCAAGACGAATCGGTGAAGCTGAAGAGGAAGCCTTTGTTATCGGTGACGGCAGTGCAAAGCCTTACGGTATTTTTGATGACAGCGAGGGCGGTGAAGTTGGTGTGACAGCTGCATCAACAGTAACAATCACAGCCGATGAACTCATCGACCTTTATTACAGCCTTAAAGCGCCATATCGTAAAAACGGTGTTTGGCTTTTAAATGACAGCACAGTAAACAGCATCAGAAAACTTAAGGACAGCAACGGTCAGTATTTATGGCAGCCGTCTATTAAGGACGGTGAAACCGACACACTTCTCGGTAAGCCTGTTTACACATCTTCATCAATTGCAAATGCTGCATCGGGTACAAAGCCGATTGCATTCGGTGACCTTTCCTACTACTGGATTGGTGACAGACAGGGTGTTACCTTTAAACGACTCAATGAGTTATATGCAGCAAACGGACAGGTAGGTTTCCTTGCGACAAAAAGAGTTGATGCAAGACTTATTGTTCCGGAGGCAGTTAAGATTCTCAAAATGAAGGGTACAGTTTCTACAGGCGGTTAAGGAGTGCTTTTATGACTGACAGGCTTTTAGAAAGGGTAAAGCAAAATCTCATACTTGAACATTCTGAGGACGATGCACTTCTTGAGCAGTACATCGCTGCATCGGTTTCCTATGCCGAAAGCTATCAACACATTGATGAGGGTTACTACTCCACACACGCAATGCCTACAACTACCGAGCAGGCAGTTATTATGCTTGCAAGCCATTTCTACGAAAGCAGAGATGGCTCAACGGGCGGATTCTTTGCTGACAGCACAAACGCATCGGCTCAGGTGTGGAACACGGTCAATCTGCGGCTCCGGTTGGATAGGCGGTGGCAGGTATGAGCTTCGGAAAAATGAACGGCTTTGCCGACATTGTGAAAACAAAGCAGGTCAAGGACAGCGAGGGCTTCACCCGTTCTGAGGATGAAGTCCTGGCGTCCATCCGCGTCTACCGGGAAGGGCGGCACGGCTCTGAGCGCTTGGCGAACCTTGCGGCATTCAGCGAAGCCACCGACCTGTTCCGTTTCAGGTGTATTCCGGGGCTGACAATTACTACCGAACATTTTCTCATCTGCGATGGAGAGCGATTTAATATCACCTCTGTCGAGAATGTAAAGGGTCGCGGAATGTATATCGAGGTTTTAGCGAAAAGGAGTGAATCTACTGTTGGCAAAGGCTGATTTCAAACTGCCGGACGAGTTTCTGACAAAGCTCTCCCGTCTGGGCAAGGACACCGACAGTGTTGCGGAAAAAGTTCTGGAGGCTGGCGGGCAAGTCGTTCTGGCAAAGGTGCGGAGCAATCTGTTCTCTGTAATCGGTAGCGGGACAAAGTACGATTCGCGCTCCACCGGCGAACTGGCGCAGTCGCTCGGTCTGTCGCCCGTCAAGCTGAACCGTGAGGGCAACCACGACATCAAGATCGGCTTTTCCGAACCGCGCTCGGATGGCGGCAGCAATGCAAAGCTTGCCAACATTCTGGAATACGGCAAGCACGGACAGCCTGCAAAACCATTTCTGAAACCCGCAAAATCTGCATCCAAGACGGAGTGCATCCGTGTCATGGAGCAGACGCTCAAGGAGGAGGTCGAAAAGCTGTGAGCTTGCTGTCGGAACTGAATACCATCGCGGAAAGCTGCGGTGTGCCTGTGGAAACCGGCATCTTCTCCGATGTAGCACCGGACACCTACCTTGTGTTGACGCCGCTGTCGGACAGCTTTGACCTCCATGCGGATAATCAACCGAGCGTTGACGTTCAAGAGATTCGGCTGTCCCTGTTCTGCAAGGAGAATTACACGAAAATCAAAAATCAACTTGTGAAAGCAGTACTAAACGCAGATATGACAATCACTGACCGCCGGTACATCGGCTTTGAAACCGACACCGGTTATCACCACTACGCCATAGATGTGGCAAAATCTTATGTTTGGGAGGAATGACAATGGCGACCATTGGTCTGGATAAACTTTATTACGCAAAAATCACCGAGGGCGACAACGGCAACGAAACCTACGGCACACCGACGCAGCTTGCCAAGGCCATGACAGCGGAGCTTTCCGTGGAACTGGCTGAGGCGACGCTCTATGCCGATGATGGCGCGGCAGAGGTCGTGAAGGAGTTCCAGAGCGGCACGCTCACGCTGGGCATTGACGATATCGGCGTGCAGGTGGCGCAGGACCTGACCGGCGCAAAAATCGACGACAACAAGGTGCTCATTTCCGCATCCGAGGACGGCGGTGAACCCGTGGCTATCGGCTTCCGGGCGAAGAAGTCCAACGGTAAGTACCGCTACTTCTGGCTCTACAAGGTCAAGTTCGGCATCCCCGCGACGAACCTCACCACCAAGGGCGAGAGCATTGAGTTCTCCACACCCACCATTGAGGGTACCGTCCTGCGCCGCAACAAGCTGGACGGTCAGGGCAAGCACCCGTGGAAGGCGGAGGTGTCTGAGGATTCCACCGGAGTTTCCGCATCGGTTATCAGCGGTTGGTACACCGAGGTGTATGAGCCGACATTCGCACAGGTGTAAGGAGGCGTTTTTATGGACGACAGAAGTGCAAAAATCAACATCGGCGGTCGGGAGTTTGAACTCATTCTCACCACCCGCGCCACCAAGGAGATCGCAGGCCGCTACGGCGGTCTGGAAAACCTGGGGCAGAAGCTGATGCGGTCAGAGAACTTTGAGATGGCGCTGGACGAGCTGGTGTGGCTCATTACGCTGCTGGCAAACCAGTCCGTGCTCATCCACAATCTCCGCACCCCGGAGGACAAGCAGGAGCTTCTCACGCAGGAGACGGTCGAGCTGCTCACAAGCCCGCTGGAACTGGCAGAGTACAAATCCGCCATCATGGAGGCCATGTTCAAGGGAACGAAGCGGAATGTGGAAAGCGAGAACAATTCAAAAAACGCACCAGTCGGGTAACAGACGAGGAACTGTTCACCCGGCTTTTTTATTACGGAACGGCGCAGCTGCATCTTCCGTCCGAGGAGGTCTGGCTGACGCCGTTCGGTTTTCTCCTCGACCTGTGGGAATGTCACAGGCAGTTCCTCGGCATGGCAAAGCCGAAGCGGGAGCTTTCCATCGACGATATTATCCCGCCCGGACTGTAAGGAGGCGAAGCACATGAGCATCATCCCAGGCACAACGCCAACCCTGACGCTGTCTCTTGACAGAAGCATCACCGGCTGCACGGCTGCGGAGTTCTGCCTTGCCTGCGGAACGGTCCGAATCTTGCGTCCGCTCTCAGAACTGTCTTTGTCCGCAGACGGCACGGAGGTCAGCCTTCGCCTGACGCAGACCGAAACGCTGATGCTGCCGGACAACCAGATCGCAAAAGTGCAGCTTCGGGTCATGCTCGGCGGCGCGGTATTTGCAACGGACAGTATTCCGGTCCCAACAAAAGAACTTTTACATCGAGAGGAGTTGATCGCCGATGCAAATTAGTGCAAAGTTGCACACCGAGGATGAACGGCTTCATGCCGACTTCCATGCGACCGTTCAGGTCGGCGGCGACTTCTCGCTGGGCCACGCGCTCATGTGGGACAAGCAGGGGCGGCTTGCCGTGCAGGTGGCAGACGAAGCCGAAGCGGACAATACGCTCCCCATCACCGCAGCGGCGGTCTATGCGAAACTGGGCAACATCGAAGTGCTGCTCGGCACGATATCAGGGCTTTGCCAAGCAGAACTATACGATGCTGGACAACCTGAAGCTCGGCTACGGCGGTACAAAATTCGAAAATGAGCGGCTCGCGGGCG